GTCCCCAATGGAATAAGTTTAGTGGCGAGTGAGCACGTAGTGCTAAATAATTTCATGACAAGTAAAAATATGTACTGCAAGGGAACTAATACTGCAGTGGTTTCTGGAACGCTTACGATTATTGGTTGGTAAAATTTGATTCAAGTATTTCCAAATTTTATCACTAAGAAAGATTCTTCCGTATTATTAAAAAACATCTTTGGCATAGAGCCATTATGGGAAAACAGACAGGACTTAGAATCTAGAAAACTAAAATATCGAAATGGTGATTGGTACACTATTGGCACTCCCTCATATTTAGATTTAAATTATAGCGAAATAAATATCCAATGCCAACCCTGACAAAAAAATATAAAGAGGGGACGAAGAAAGTTGATCGACGGACCAAGGAGAAGTTGATATTGGAATATGCGCCGTTGATTAAATTCATTGCCCAAAAAATTGCTGTTCGCCTACCCTCCAATATTGAGTTTGACGACTTGGTGAGTAGTGGCGTTATCGGCCTTATGGATGCCATTGATAAGTATGATCCATCGAGAGACAATAAATTTAAGACCTATGCTGAGTTTCGCATTCGTGGAGCTATTTTAGATGAATTAAGAGCACAGGATTGGGTTCCCAGGTCCGTTCGTAAAAAGGCAAAACAACTTGAACGTGCTCACGTTCGTCTTGAGCAGGGTCTAGGTCGTGTTCCGACGGAAGATGAAATTACGAAAGAATTGAACATTACGAAGGAAGAATATTTTGAATTATTAAATCAGGTTAAGCCTGTCTCTATCCTGAGTTTGGACGAGGCTGGCAGCTTTAACAGCAGTGACAGGAAGAGTCTTTTAGAGAGCTGCAAAATTCCAAGCCCTCTAATGGAGCTCAATCTAAAAGCAGTCAAAGAAGTTGTGACCAAAGCCATTGAGAATCTGCCCGAGAAACAGAGACTTGTGTTAAGTTTGTACTATTATGAAGACTTAAACCTTAAAGAAATCGGAGAGGTTTTGGAAGTTACCGAGAGCCGGGTTTTGCAGCTACATACTCAAGCGGTATTGTGGCTACGTCGCAAACTTAAAAACTATTTTGAGGATGATAATAGCTTTTATACCGTTTAAATAATAGTTATTTGTATTGGTAAAAGATGTGGTGTACCTTTTCTCTCAGAGGTAGCGCCTACTATCTTTAAAAATAGAACCCTCCCTAGTCTTAAGCAGCTAGAGAGGGTTTTTTTGCTTCTCGGGCGTATCCTAATGCGCGTATAGCTCTACCAATATTGCGAGAATGTTCTCGCTGGACTAAATACATTCCCTTCTTTATTCTCTGGGCAGTACATAGAAATTACTCCCCCGCCGAAAGAATAAGTACATGTCCACTCTCCTAAGCCTTGGCACTCGTTGATATCAAGCGCCTCTTTACTCTTGGAAAGAAGGTTCATTACGAAATTCTGTCCCCCCAAACAAGTAACAGTGCCAGTGGAGACACAACCATTCATGTTGAGTGTTATCATCCCTGTGTTTCCGACAGTAACTCTATTGTAAGTGTCGAGTGAAGCCCAACTTCCAGAGGGACAACCAGTTGAGCCAGTAGTTGACGGCTTACTAGACGACCCTCCAGTAGAATTCTCCTCTGCTTTCCCACAACCAATGATTAGCCCAATTGCAATTGAGATAACGATTATTAGTTTCATACTTCCTTCTTTCCTTTTTGCTTACGCGTATCCTAATGCGCGTATAGCTATTTAACATTTTTAATTGCGTTTCCAATTTCCTCGTCGTCAACTCCAATATAAGCTGATGTGCTTGACAAATTCCTGTGTCCCATTGCCCTCTGTAGCTTGTGAATATTCTCATCGAGCGCCAAGTAAACCTTAAGGGCGAAAGTCTTTCGCATTGAATGGGTCGCAACTAAATGGGCATCCTGTATATTAGCTCGTGAGCAGGCCTTCTTAAGCGCCTTATGGAACACTGATGATTCTAATCGACCGCATCGTGTTCGAAACAAGGGGCTGTCTGCCCCCATAATCTTAGAGCGTATATTCTGATTGTCTTTGTCGCTATCAATGTATTCTGAGAGCAGCTTACTTGCATCAGAATGGAGCACACACACCCTCCCCTCAGTCTTGCCCTTAGTGCTCGACTTCTTTAATAGAATGCTGCCCCGAACGCTCACCCCGTCGTATACGTCGCCTATGTTTAGACTCAATAGTTCTGATATTCGAAACCCTGTACGAATACCAAGAATGAATATGCACTGGTTTCGAGGCCCCAGATAAGTGAATATCGAGCGGATCTCGGTATCAGTAAGAGAGCGCCTGCCTTTCATTTGTATAACCCAACCTCTAAGCTGGGATAGTCGGCTAATACAGCGGGCGGAACTGGTAAGCCCTTATTGATGGCCACTTCAACTGCGCTTTTATGGGGGGAGAATCCCCCAGTTACAGTGGTATTTTTTTTCAAGCGGCCAAAACCGGACTCATATTCAGCTTTGGTCATCTGCCAGAGCTCTTTGACAGCTTTTAGTTTTAAATTCGTATTGTTTTCCATATTCACTTCCTTGGTAACTAGTATTGCAATCAAACAGCCAACTATTTAGGCTTAAGCTTGCAAACGAATCTGTCGACGATATCGACAGTTCCTAGACGGGAATATAAGTTTGGTGGTTAACTAATTGAATTCTATCGACGAGAAGAGGGTGTATAACTTGTTTGCACTTTTGCTAACTTGGTCAGTTATAGGTTTTAACTATGGTAATTACGTTCGTGATTAGAGGGGTGAATAGATTCTATTCCCCCCTCTAAATCTATTCCCCCATTGACGAGTCCCATTCGTCGTGAACGTGTATTGCGACGGATTTTGTAGTTTACATAATAAATATTATAACGACGGTAAAAATTACAATTAACGACCCATAAAAGCATTGCAAGGAAACCACGTTTCATTGCAATGCCAAGCTAAGTATTCGGATTTGCAATACCATTCCAACCAGTGATAGCATATTACTAGGCGCACATATAATGTATGGCCCCTTATAAGCGCTGTATGTCAACCACTCAACCATGCCCCTTATCTTACCTGCTTATGGTATGGTCTAAACAAACCCCAGACCAGGCTGGTACCAAACGCTACTAACCAAAAGAACCGCACATAGTTGTACTTTAACCAATGGTTTTCCCTATTCGCTAAAGTATAGCTATTCATGCGGCTTTTTCGGGTTAGAATAGGTCAAATGCACTTAAAAGCTAAACGCCCGAAAATTCGGGTTAGAATAGGTCAAATGCACTTAAAAACTAAACGCCCGAAAATTTAGAATAGGCCAAATGCACTTAAAAGCTAAACGCCCGAAAATTAGGTCAAATGCACTTAAAAGCTAAACGCCCGAAAATATTGAAGTTTTGGCTAGAATCCGGGGGCTGGGGGTCAATTCTTTTCTTAGAATTAGCTTCTACTCGGTGCGATTTTTTTACGGGACATAAAATTGACAAGTGAAAATGACTCAGCATTCCAAGACCTAGATTTATCTAATCCTCGCTCCCTCCTAAATCTCGTCTCCGAAAATTTACGTCTCCGCATCGCAGAAATCCCAGACGAATTTCTAAATAGAAAAGAGCACGAGATAATTAATCTCTGTTACTCAGACGAGCCAGACGGAAGGCCCGGCGCCATTGATTCGGTTTTACGTAGAAACTTTTGGGACGAGTATAACCGCGTGCTCGCAGACGAACTTCCAGCGATGCTCATGAAAAATATTTATCAGGAAACTTGCAGCTTACAAACCTTCAATAGAATTCTCCATGACTATAAACGCCTAGCCTACATCATCACTGAGCCCCACAGAGACAAGGTTAAAAGTCAGTACGCCCTAGATTGTGTGTGGGAGAAAATAATTAAGCTTGCAAAGATGGATCCTGAGATAAGCACAAAGACAGGGCTTCCTGATTCTAAGGTCTGGGACTTACAGCTTAAGCTCTTTCAGTTTTTGGAACAGCAAAAGCATGGCTCCCTCATTCATCGCATTAAGCAGGAGACAACTAATTTAAATGTGGAAGTAGACGGTAATAAAGTTATCGCGCAAGCAAATACTGAAGAAGAGGTTCGTAAAATCCTAGAGCAAGTAAAGGCTAGGCTTTCTATTTTACCCACTCCTCCGCAGCCACAAATTGAGCCCCGCTTAGTTCTTCCCACGGAAATAGCGCACCGAGATGCTAAGAAAGCAGAGGTAGAAAGATAATGCCACTTACGTTTGACCACCACCAAAGGAACCTTCCAAAGATAATGATTAAGTACAAATGCGCAATAACCAATTGCTCAAAGGATGTACGCGCTACGATAGATTTATATATAGGCGACATCAGGCATTTCTTTTGTTCGTCAAAATGCCGCAATGATTTTAGGCAGGTGCGCACAGCTGGAGCGGCTGAGCGCGTAGCGGCTTTCTTGGAAAAGAAACGAAATGCTATAATTGGGAATCCCAAACGAAAATGAAAAAGACCTTTTAGACGAAGCCGGTGAGTTTTATCTAACTCCCACGCTTTTGTATTATGGAAAAGATGGAAAGCCCAAGATGTACCATGAGCCGGATACTGAGTGTTGGTGCAGCCCTATAGTGTACTTCTTCGAGGATGGGAGTATAGACTATGTTGAGCATCGGCTCCCTACGTGATAGCCTCACATAAAAATGAACGGCCCAGTAAAATACATTTGTATTATTTGCAAGAGGTATGAGCGCCATCCCGCCGTTAGGATTTGCGACAAATGCCGCAAAGAAAAGAAGCATTTTAAAAAATGAGCTCCCAAAAAGAATTAGAGCAGCACTTAGCTGCAGAAGAAAACGCAAGCCTTCTTCCCCATCTTTTTGGACAAAGGCTTTATCCGTGGCAAAAGAAATTTATAGAGAGTACGAATAAGCAAGTGTTTGTGGTTGCTGCGAACCAAATAGGAAAAAGTAGCATCCAAATTAAGAAGATGATTCAGTGGGCGACTTCCCCGCAGCACTGGAAAAACCTCTGGCCCGAATGGGCAAATATTCCTAGAATCCTCTGGTATCTTTATCCGTCTAGCGGCGTTGCTACGGTTGAGTTCGAAAAGAAGTGGGTGACTGAATTTCTCCCACGGGGGAAAATGAAAGATGACCCAGTCTACGGCTGGAAGGACGAGTATAAGGGCGGCTTTATACAAGCTGTCCACTTTAATAATGGCGTGAGCATATACTTTAAAACCTACTCACAAAATGTGCAGGACCTACAAACCGGAACAGTGCATTATATCGGGTGTGACGAAGAATTAGACGAGTCGCTCTGGCCGGAGCTGCAACTACGCCTTGCCCACACAGACGGATACTTTAGCTGCGTATTCACAGCTACCCAAGGCCAAGATTTCTGGAGAGAGGCGATGGAAGTTCATGGCCACGGCGAAAGATTCCCAGATGCCCTAAAGATGCAAATCTCTATGTACGATTGCCTAACGTATTGCGACGGCACGAAATCATTTTGGACAGAAGAAAGAATCCAGATAATAAAAAACTCTTGTAAGTCTGAAGCGGAAATTCTTAGAAGGGTTTATGGCAAGTTCGTTTTAGACTCTGGGCTTAAGTACCAAAGTTTTAGCAGAACCCAAAACATTATTAGCCCTGTTACTATTCCATCTGACTATAATGTTTTTGTGGGTATCGACGTTGGCTCTGGAATAGATAATCACCCAAGCGCGATTGTATTTGTTGCGGCGGCACCAGATTTTAAGAGTGGTTTTTTATTCAAAGGCCAAAGATTTGATAACATGGAAACCACAGCGAGTGACGTAGTTACTCTGTTTCAACAAATGCGCTCCGAAATTAACCTGCCCATAAGCGCTGTGTTCTACGATCATTCGTCAAAAGACCTTGCAACCATTTCCGCTAGAATGAATGAGAGCTTTATGCCTGCGGAAAAATCGCATCCAATTGGTGAGCAGTATTTAAACGTGCTGTTTAAAAACAAAATGCTTAAATGTTTTGATACGCCGGAACTTGCCCCGCTTTACACGGAACTTTCTATGCTTAAGCAGGCAACCCCGAAGAACCAAGCTAAGGACGATTTCTGTGACGCTCTACGCTATAGCATCACTAAAATCCCATGGGATTTTTCCGTTATAAACGGAATCCCCATACTCCCCGAGCGCGAAAGAACAGAAACAGAAATGCGGCGCGACATGTTTTTCCAAGAGCAGGAAGTAGGCTACGACGTAATTCGCGAGATGGAAAGCATCCAAGAGTTGCATGACATTTGGTAAAACTACGTATTAACTTACTGTAAATGGAAATTCTGCAGCCGAAAGACATTCTGTGTATAATAAAGTCTTGTAGCGTAAATATGGTTTCCCGGTTGCAATTTGGAAACCTCACGATAGAATTTCAACCACAATCAAAACAAGAAGCACAGGTAGAACAATCAGTCCCGATGGAAATTATTGTCGAGCGTCCAAGCGAAGAAGAATCCTTGGAAGTAAAGGGGCGACGGCAAAAGCAAGAGTATGAAGATTTACTAGAAGAGGCGCGATTAGCTAATCCTGGGTTGTATGAGGATTTAATACAATTAGAGGGTGACGATGCCGGAGACAGAACCTAAGAGCATAAAAGACCTAAACGAAGTATGGAAAAATGCTGAAGCTTGCGACAAAGACCTTAGGTCCGAACAGCGTACAAACATTCAGCTCGTAGCTGGCGATCATTATAATCGACAGGGCAGCCGTTACTGGAACCGAATTCGCGAGTCTAAAAAATTATCCCCCGAAACACGGCTCCGCATAACAAAGAACCACATAGGAAAAATTACTAAGCTTTATCGAAACGCTATCCAGCAGCATTCCCCTGGTGTTGCAATAGTTCCAAAGAATGAAACAGAAATACAAGACCAAAAGGCAGCAGAGCAACACCACGCCGTGTGGCAGGACATTAAGTCCCGGCATAAAGTAAACAAAAAGATTCGCACATGGATAAAAGATTTCGTGGAAATTGGTGAGGTCGCGTGCAAAGTATTTTGGGATCCGGATGCAGGTACTCAAATCGGGTGGGAACCTGAGCTAGACGAAATGGGTCAGCCATTAATGTCTCAGCCTGAGTTAGACCCGCTTACTGGGGCCCCGCTTTCGCAACCGGAAATGGTTCCGTCTAAGCGTCCCGCAATGAGCGGCGATTTAGTGTTTGATACCATTCTTGGCCCTGATTTACGCCGCGACCAAAATTCAAAGGATATGGCAGACTCCCCGTGGATGGGTCTTGCAAAAATGGTTGCGATAAAAGACCTAAAGAAAAAATATGCGGGCGACGACGCGAAGATAAAGTTTATACAAGAAGCGACAGAAGACACGTTTCGGGTTTTTGAGAGTGGAAATAATTCACATAAGAATACGAAGGATTTATCTCAAGTAAGGGAGTTTTACTACCGCCCTTGCGCCGATTACCCAAAGGGATATTTCTTTATCACCACAGAGCTTGGCATACTAGAGGAGGGAGAGCTTCCTTTTGGATTTTTCCCTATTATCTATGAAGGATTTGACGAAATCACAACTAGCCCGCGTCACTATTCAATTATTAGGCAATTGCGCCCTTACCAAATTGAGATTAACCGCGCTGCGAGTAAAATGGCAGAACATCAGGTCACAATTGGCGACACGAAGGTATTTCTCTTATCCGGAAGTAAGCCGGGCGCTGGCGCCACGAAACCTGGTATTAGGTACGAATCTATCACTGGCCAACCTCCGGTTATTGTACCGGGACAAACGGGCGACCAATTCCTACCGTACCTTGAGAGCCAAATAAAAGAAATGTACATGATAGCAGACCTGCAGGAAGAGCTGGAAGAGCAGCCTACGCAAGTAGAGGCTTACGCGCTTTTATTCCGGTCACTCAAGCAGAAAAAGAAATTTGTAATTTACGCTGAGAAATTTGAAAGCTTTTTAACTGAAATTGCCTACGCATCCCTGCAGCTAATGAAAAAGTATGCGCCACCACAGTTATTTGTAAACATGGCTGGTAAAAACGAGCAAGTAAACGTTAAGGAGTTTAAAGGCTCAGATGATTTGCGCTGGCAGATTAAGGTAGAGCCGCAGACTGACGATGTCGAGACAAAATTCGGTAAGCAGCTCGTGCTAAATAACATCATCCAGTATATTGGTGCAAACTTAGACAAAAAAGACGTTGGAAAGTTTATTAGGCTATCTCCGTATCTTTCAAAGGAGAAAATGCTGCAAGAATTTACAGCAGACTGGGACAACTCACAGAATGACATTCTTGCAATGGATAGGGGTGAGTACCCGCAGCCAAATAAGTACGAGGACCATAAATACTTACTCGCCGCTATGACAAATAGGGTAAAGCAGCCAGACTTTCAGTTTAAAGAGCCTAAGGTAAAGCAAGTTTACGACCAAAAGATTAAAGAGCACGAACAGGCAATCTCAATTGAAGCGCAAGAGCTGCAAGCAGCACAAGCTGGAATGATTCCTACCTCTGGTGGCTCTGTGAAATGTGATTACTACGTTCCAGACCCAAATAATCCTATGGGTTCTAAGCGCGCAACCATTCCTGCTGACGCAATTCAGTGGGTGATAAAGAAATTAGCCGACCAAGGAACTTTTATGGAAGGGGTTAAGGGCTTAACCCAAGATTCACTTTCTGAAATTGCTGCGATGGCGCAGCAACAACCACAAATGGAGCAACCTGGGCAAGTGCCTCCACAATATAGGAGTAACTAATGCCGGATGAAATAATTGAAACGAGTCCCGAAGAAAAGGGGACTGAAATTGGAAATGCGTCGACAGAAACACAAAATACAGAAGTAATTGTTTCAAAACCAGCAGAAGTGGAAGCAAAAACACCGGAACTTCCATCTTACACTCCTAATTTTAAGTACAAAGTTAATGATAAGGACCAAGAGTTCGACGAATTCATTCGCAGCTCTATAAAAGATAAAGAATCTGAAGAAAAAGTACGAAAACTGTACGCAGATGCCTATGGATTAGAGGCTATTAAGCCGAAATACGACGATTTAAAGGCCAAATACCCGGTTGCAGAGCAGAATTATCAGCAGTTAAACGATACAATTAACGAGGTTTTGGACCTGAAAGACAAGGATTTAGGGGCCTTTTTTGACCGTTTAAAGTTGCCGGAAGAGAAGGTCGCTCAGTGGATGCTTGATAAAATCAAGAAAATGGAACTTCCCCCGGAGCAACAACAGGTTTACAATCAGTATGAAGAGACTCGGAGACGGAACCTAACACTGGAAAAGCAATTCCAGCAGTTGGAAGCCAGGACCCAAGCGCAAGAGATTCATGCAAGAATCTTAGAGCTGGACACTAGCCTACAAAGACCCGAGGTAAGCTCATTTATGAAAGCGTTCGATGACGCCAGGAAAGCTCCCGGCGCCTTTAAAGAGGAAGTCAGAGAACGCGGAATCTATGAGTGGAAGGTTAATGGCAAAGATATTTCTGTTGCAGACGCAATTGCGGCAGTTATGTCTCGGTACACTGGAATGGTAAATCCCACTGAAATGGGAACCCAACATTCGCAGCAACCAGGCCAAGAAAAACCGTTACCTGTAATACCCCGCGTGCAAGGAAAAGCGGTTTCCTTCGTGGGTAAACAACCAAGGTCGATAGCAGATTTAAAAAAAATCAGCGCGGAACTGTCGGGATAATCTCGGCACTTTCTGGATTTAAAAACAAAACTTTATAACCACGGTCATACGTGTGTTCTTAGGAGGCTAAGATGGCAACGACTGCAACAGATAGAAGCTTTAGCGCGATGCTAAATGACTATCTTCCAAATGCTCTTTTAAAAGAGGAAATGATTAAACGCGATTGGATTTTATCAACCGTGGAAAAAGACAATTCATGGAAGGGCGGCCCACTCGTTATCCCCTTCAAATCACAAGGTGCCTCGTCTATACAGATGGGTAACCTTGCGGCAGCGACGGACATTTCCGAAGATGACCATTTGCGTGGGGAAATCACAACTCAGCCAGAGTGCTGGGGCTCGATGATTTTCAATCATCGCGACCTGATGGAACATGACAAATTATCTGAGCAAAATTTTTTAAAAATTCTCCCAGATGCGGTTGATGATTTCATGGAAGCAATGAAACAAGTTGTTTCTTTGCAATTCCTAAACGGCGGGAGCTTTGCAGTTGTAACGGATGCAACTGACGCTGCAACCGGAATTATGGTTGTTGACCACCCTGAAAGATTTACCCTTGCACAAAAGGTAGCTCTTACGGATAGTGGAACGGCTGTAGCCAACTACTACGTCACAGCAATCAACATGAACACGTCAAAGATTACCGTTTCCGCGACTCGCGGCGGTGCTGCTGCTAACGTTTCTGCATATTCAGTTGCAGAAGGTGCGGCATTCTCCCTAGTAGGCTCTGCCGCTGCTGGATTTACCAGCTTGAAAGCTTCATTGCTTCCGAGTGGCGTAACTTCTGGCGGGGTTTCTGGTTCTTCCACTCTTTATGGAAAAACCAAAACGGCAGCTCCATACTTGCAGTCAATCGCAAGCTCTGGCGCTACTATCACTGCGGCAAATATCCTAGATTCCATTTTTGACCATTACACACGGGTCAAGAATTTCGGGAAAGGAAATCCAAATAAGGTCGTTGTTTCCTATAAGCACTTAGGAAGCATC